ATATTACCTGTAACTAAAAAATCCCTAACTACTCCAGAGACTCTAAACAAAGGACAAGTTCCTGCAGTTTGAATTGATGTAAGATCAGCAAAATTAGTTGATGTTCCCATTAAATAATATTGAGCTGCATCTACTCCATTACTTGCAATTACATATTGACCAAACTGTGTAAATGTCCAATAGTCGTCATCATCTCCTGTTAAACTTCCTTTACGAGAAGTAAATGTTCCTGATTCTAATTGATGTATATCTGTTTTTGTAGCTACAAAATTATAAACTGTATTAGAGTTATCTCTAAAAGAACCAGAGCCATGAGCATCTTTACCTACATTTGATGCACCTGTATATGATACTAATGATGGAAATCTTTTATAAGATCCCAATGCATGATAAACATTAGTTGCTACGTTTGCACCTTTCATACCATGTTCTGGTTGATCAGGCATCCATTCTCCAAAAGGTATCTGCATTATCTAGCCCTGTAAAATGATAAATCTGTTTGAACATCTGTTCTTTGTGTAACAGGTGCTCCACCATATGAATCTTGTTTGTCATTATTTTCACATCTTTCCATAGCAGATATATACATCTGTAACCATTGTTGTACTTGGTTAGGATCTATTCCACCTAAGAAGTTTGCTGCATGGTATAATGAACCATATAAATATATTCCTGGATGTTTGTTTAAAATGTAATTTGTTGTATTAGAATCGCTAAGAGCTCCAAAACTTTTATAATATGATAAGTACCCAGTATAAGAAGAATCAGGGGCAGGGCCAAAACGTAAAGTTTCTGTCTCATTATCACTTTCAATTGTATAGACTCTAGGTCTAGCAGTTGTTGATCCAGCTTTAATTTCAAACATATTCTGAGGAGTTATGTATTCCAAAGGATATTTGTTACTTGCTGATAGTATATAAAAAGATCTTACTGCAATAAAACCAGTAGGAACAGATTCAGTTTCAGAGTCTATTGTAATAGAATCTATTTGTTCCATTTGTCTTATTCTTAGTTTAGCATTAAAGTCAGCTTCAGTTAGTGCAATAAAATCTGCAATTTGAGTTGTCAAATCAGATCTATTTAACCAATCTGCTATAGATGTTTTTAATCCTGAATATGATGTTAATGCCATTATAAATTTCCTTCAGCTGTTCTGAAATACCTAAACTCACTACTATTAAGTTTAGTTCTCATTATTTTTCTTTGAATATCTTTAGGTAATTGAAACCAGTTGTTTGTTCCATTGTATTCTTTAGCCCATATAGAAAGTATTAAAGGTGGTATACTTGCCACTCTTTTCATTTCTTTGGCAGAAGATATATAACCATTGTCATGATTATAAAGTTCTTTGTTTCTTTTTAACAAAGGGTTTACATTTTGTTGATTATTGATAGTTAGTCTACCATCTGATTCTTGAATGTATTTAGTCTTTACTCCAGCATCATATTCAACTGATCTTACCTTACCCATACTATTCTGATAGTTCTGTTACGTATAAATTTACTGATCCAATTACAGCTACTTTTTCTCCACCAGATACTTTAAAATATTCTGTATCTTTTGCAGGTACAAAAATTTTAGATGCAGTTGCTGTTGGGCTTGTTCCAAATTCTATATGACAATCAGCGTCTGCTGCTATTCTAACATATTCTATATTATTACCAAACGCAGCTGATGCAGCTGATGAACCAGAAGATGTTATTTTCTGAGTTGTTATAGGTCTCATTGCTATATGCATATTATTTTCCTTTTGTTTGGGGATGTTGCCACCCCCATAATTAATTATCTTCTTATAACGAATGTTACTACACATTCACATGTAGTTGAAGATCCACCATCAGTAATCATTTCGATAGCTTGTCCTTCATTTACTGAGTTTGCAGCTGTAGGTTCTGCAGTATCTACATCACCAGCAGCTGAGCCAGATTGAGTTACTGTTATACCACCACTTGTTATAGCAGTTCCACCAATTTCAAATGATAATGCAGCATTAGCTGTAGTAATAGCATTTTTAATTGATGTAAAAATTTTAATAATTCTTCCACCATCTGGTACAGGTACGAAAGTTGATCCTGCTGTACTTATGTCTGTAATTTTAGATGTTAAAAAATAATCGTTAAGTGTTCTCATTTTGTTCCTTTAATGTTCCGATCCTAACCTATCTCAGATCTTCATTTTTTAGAATCTGCTAGGGGAGCAGATATTAGGTTACTCCCCTAAACAGTTATATTATTATGATGTAGTTAAGTCTGCTACTAAACCAGAAGCTGCTTCGTTTCTAGATTCCAGAGTTGCTTCAACAAGAAGTTGTCTTTTCTCTGAGTCACCAGTCTTAGCAAGTTCATGCATAGAGAAGTCTCTTAAGAACGCAATTCCCCAGTATTCCATGTCTAGTACATAAGCGTCTCTATCTCTAGAGAATCTGTTAGGTACTACTTGCAATTGACCGAAGTCAGATGCGTACACGTCTACTGAAGTGTATAAAGTAGCGTCTGCACCAGCATCAAATCTAGTAGAATTACCAGTAAAACCTGATAATTTTTGTTTGTTGAAAGGGCCAACCATAATCATAGAAGGATCCCCACCAGCATTCCAAACTGATTTAATAACTGATTTTAATTGAGCTTCTGTGAATGCTCTTTGAGTACCATCTGTGTGAGCTGCATTTCCTGCACCTGCACCAGAAGCACCATCAGATGCTAGGTCATCATTAGTAGTGACCCAAGATCCAAGAGTTCCCATTTTTCTTGCAGTTGATGAGTCTCCACCTACTTCTGCAATGTTTCCTGTAATAGTAGCTTCCATATCTCTTTTAAGCTCTTTAGCTCTTTTAGCGATTTGGTATGCTAATTCAGATGCTCTACCTGCTTTGTCTACAGATTCTTGAGTACCAGTAATAACTACAGTTTTATCCATAATTTGTGTACTGTTAGAAAGTCTAGTAGTTGCAGTTGATGCATCTAAAATTGCCTCGTCACCTTCAATAACAGCATTACTTGATGATGCTGCTGCAAGTGAGTCGGTTTGCCATTCATGAAGAACTGCAGTTGCTTGTGTTTTAGCTGCAGAACTTAGGAAAGGCGTATCTGTTGGTGAGATACTGTAGATAACGTCAGAAAGATCTTCTCTTTCACCGACTGAATCATACGTATCAAACGTGTTAGTTGGTTGTGCCATTGTTTATTTCCTTTGTTGAGATTTAAGATTAATCATATCTGCTATTGCTGACTGAGCATCTCTTATGTGACCAGTCTTTCTTAGCGTCTTGATTTTATTTCTTACTTCCTCTCTACCTGAACTAACATTCGATCTAGCAACACCAGCTTTTAAAACTTTAGGAGCATTAGCAACCTTCTTAGAAACTATAGGTCTTTTGTCTTTTTGAGACTTAAAACTCATAGCATCTTTTGCTACCATAAGAAATCTATGATCTGCAAGGCTACCTATCTCTTGGTCATTAAAACCATAATCACGTAATGTATTACGCATATTAAGTTTAAAAGAGTCAGCTTTATTTGGATCGCTAAACTCTGGTATCTTTGTTGCAGCTAATTCTTTTTGTGTTTCAAGGTAACTCTCATACTGTCTAGTTTGAGCTTCTCTTGCTTTAGCTTTTAAAGATTCAATGTGTTGCTTTTCTTGTCTTAATTGAAAGTCAAGTCTAGCAGCTTCAGTTGGATCTTCTTGATAAAGTTTTGCAAGATCTTGTCCACCTTGTTTTTGTTCAACAAATTGATTAGCTGTCGAAATTAAATCGTTTAGTTCATTTAAACGAGTATCGTAAGTTTGACGCAAACTATTCTTTTGGCTTTCAAGATCTCTCTTTTCCATGCCTAAAGTATGAGTTTTTTGTCTATAATCCGAGTCTCTAGAATATCCTGCCTTCAGTTCATCGAGGCTCACCTCAAGCTCTTGACCACTAACTTTAACTCGGTGGAGCTCTGGTGTCTCTAATTCTGTTGGTGTTTCTTCTGTTGTCTCAGTATTTTCAGATTCCTGTTCAATAGGAGCTGTTTTCGACTCTGTGCTTTCTTGAACTTCCTGTGTCTCAGGAGTTGGTTCTGAAGGTTCAGTATTAGTTTCTGGTTCTTGATTGTCCTGTTTAGGATTCAGTAATCCAGAAATTTTTTCTGCTGCACCTTGTATATTTTCTTCTGCCATATCGTTCCTTTCATGGTTGACGAATTTGAAGTTGCGTTAGCTTAACTTCGTTTATTTAGATTCTCAAGATCTACTTGAGCAAGTTTTCCACTAGACATGACGCTAAGCAAATGTCCTTTGATTTTATCTACCATATTAAAGGCTACCCAAAGGTTTCTTCGCTTGTCATCATCTGCGAAAGATGTATTAAAAATCTCTTGTCTATAAATTTCTAAGAGATCGTTAAATGCTGTCTTTAGAAGGGGATCGTCCAGTAGTTGCTGGGCTCTCTTGCCCTCCCTGATTATTGTTTCTTTGTCCATTATTAAAGAATTGTTGTTGTCCTTGTATTATTTTACCCATTAGATTACCAGATGTTTTTAAATCATCTGATTCCAACATACTTCTTCGTTTTAGTTCTAACTCATCAATCTTAGTATTGTATTTCAATTCCATTTCTTTGATTTGTAGTTCGTAATCTAGAAGTGCTTGTCTCATTTTGCCTTCCAAATTCTTAGCTTCTGTTTCAGCTTTTAACTGTGCACGTTGGTTCTCACCTTGTACTTGAGCTAATGTTACCTTCTCAAACTCAGTTGGTGGTTTAGGAGGTATTGGAGGCATTGATGCTGCACCTACTTCTGGATCCATAAAGTATGGTTCTATACTATTTAGACCTGCATTTTCAACTAATTTTTTCAAAGAGTTATAAATATTTCTAAGATTAACCATTGGGCCATGAACATTTTGTTGTAGATTAATTGCAGACATTTGTCTTTCTAATA